TGTCAGTACTGACTCCATGGGCTTCGAGATTGTTGCACCTAAATCTCAGCCTCTCCCAAAACTCCCCGTCCAAATAACATCGAAGCCAACTCATAAGAAGGTTCCGATGACAAGGCTCCCTCCCGTCCCCCCCAAGGTGGATAGGTCCACGAAGCCTGTGGCATTTTTGAAATCCGCGACTGATGGTGTTAACCGAGTCAAGCAGATGGTCGGTTTAATACCCGCTAATGGAGCCCGCTGCGGTTTTCGCATGCCCGTTTGTACCCGCAGTTTGATCTGCGATGATTCCAGCAAGGACTTTTGGGAAGAGTTTTATGCTGATGCGCCAGCTGTCGTTGCACAACAACTGGCAAGTACCGGTGTGGTGATGCCCCCCGAAGAGCTGTCTCCTGCTAGTATTGCGGAGCAGCTGCACAGTACGGATAGTGTGGCTCAGTCAAGCCCACCCGTTTCTCTTGTGCCAACCATGTGGGATCAAGTGATGATTCCCGAGTTGGATGTCCCAATGGAATTGGACATGGACCCAATCCCTGTAGCACTTGAACCCAAGGTCGATAATAGTCGGTTGTACGTGTTGGACGAGCTGTATCATTATGCTCTATCCCGTACATTCGCAATTCCTCGCGATGCTATGCGTTTGAAGGAGACGCAGCAAAGCTTAAACCAGTGGCTCAATACTCATGAGAAGGAGATGTCCGAGGAAGACAAATACACATTTGTCATGGACGTCCTCTCACGAGTGTGGAACTCGAACCCAGGTGAGGAACAGTTCAAAGCAGCTAACAGAAAACCCTCCGCTCAACTAGGCATAATTGCTTCTCAAGATTTTGCCAAGCACGGACAGCTCTCCACCAGCCTAATGAAGTCTATACAAGACTCATTGTGGCGTAAGTTTGGGTGGGAGTATTCTGTGTCCCTGCCTCCGAAGTAGAGGTGCCCATCGGTTGTCGGAGCGTTATGTAGTATGCACGAAGGACGAGCTCTCAAGGAGCTTGATGCCGGCTGCTGCATAAAGCGCCGCCCCGACTCCGAGGGTATAATTCATAAGCGTGAGGTAGTTTTTTTGGCCACCCCCGCTTTTGAAAAGTGCTTTGCCCCTTTCAACCACCACGCGTGTTCATGTAATGAACTTATTGCGATAAGTAACCGTGTATGTGGTGTTGTTCCGCAACCCACGTCAGGTGGTTTGAAAAAACTTCGCTGCGCTGCGAAGATATTGTCCCAATGCTTACCGGAAGTTACCCCTTGGGACTCCGGCCAGTTACCTTTGTTGTATGGCGGCCTGAAGCGCAGGCGCTATGAGGAGGCTGAACGACGTGTTCGTGAGGGAGGCTTGACCGCTAAGGACGCCTCAATCACGATGTTCATCAAGGATGAACGCCTTTCACCCCTTAAACACAACCCAGATCCGCGAGCTATCCAGTTCCGAGATTCACGCTATTGCGTAGAACTCGCCCGTTATTTGAAACCCATCGAGCACAACCTGTACAATTTGGTTGGTGCCGAGGGCACCTGTTTACCTACGACCAGAATGGTTGGTAAGGGACTCAATCAGGTCCAACGGGCTAAACTACTGCGCCGTAAGTTATCGATGTTTAGGCGCCCTGTCACTTTCTCTTTGGACATGAGTCGGTTTGACCAGCATTGCTCGAAGGAGCTGCTTGAGGTCGAACACTCTGTTTATAAACATTGTCTAAGAGATAAGCACTTTAGTTGGCTGCTCGCCCTGCAGTTGTTCAACCGTTGCTTCACTAAGAACGGTTTTGTTTACGCCACACGTGGTAAACGTATGTCTGGTGACATGAACACTGCGTTAGGTAATTGCATCATCATGATTTGTATGGTGATTGCTATGATGACCGATTTGCCCGGCGTCAAATGGGACATCCTCGACGATGGAGATGACTGTCTCCTGATTGTTGAGATGGAGGATGAAGAACGGGTGCGAGCTGCATGCTTGCCCGCTTTCCTCGAGTTTGGACACGAATGTAAAATTGAACATGTTGCATACTCCTTACCAGAAGTCTCTTGGTGTCAATCATCACCAATTGAGTACGCGACTGGGAAGTGGAAGTTCGTTCGTGATCCTTTTAAGACTATGAGCTGTGATCTAGTTGGTTCCAAGTGGAAGTGTGATCTTGAGTCTCGTAAGAGACTTCTCGCCTCGCTTGGTTTGTGTGAGTTGATTTTGAATCTAGGTGTTCCCATTCTCCAGTCTTACGCTTTGGCGATAATGAGGAGTAGTTGCGGAGCCAAACCTTACTCCACAGGTGATTTCTTTTCTTCTTCACTAGCGATCCGTGCGATGCGCGAGTTGAAGACTATCGACCCTAAAGGAATCAATAAGGAATTGCATACATTTAATATGAAGCACCTTAACCGACTTGGCCCTCAAGCCATAGCCACTGAGGCGCGCGTGTCGTTTGCCGCGGCTTTTGGTGTTACAATTGATGAGCAGATCGAGATGGAGAAATGCCTCGATAAGTGGACCATTGAGCTCACTGGTGATGTTTTATTAACCACGTCGCGAGACGTTGCTACGTGGATTGATCATCGGGCCTATTTTCCCGAGCGTTACCTTTAGGGATGTCACAACCCATCAATCGTAAAACGGTTTCGAACTCACAATCCGGTTCGTTAGCACGTAAACCTAGGAACTCTTCTCGCCAAGCTGGTGGCGGGAACCGTATGCGACAGCGCAGATCTAGATCCAATAGGGGACAACGATCTGCATTTCCGAACAATTCTGCGTTGAGTCAGAATTACTCTGTGTCTCAGAGTGTGTCAGCCCCTCAGGCCAGTGCACAAGTTCGACGTTCCGCCCGGCCAAATGTTAGCCGGGCGACGAACGGTGATGTTCGAGTGACGCACCGGGAGTATATTCAGGACATATCCGGATCTGTGGCTTTTGCAGATTCCCAATTGTCGTGCAACCCCGGCCTTGCTACAACATTCCCTTGGCTGTCTAAGTTGGCAGCGCAGTACGAAAGCTACTCGTTCGAGAATTTAAGCTTCGAATTTGAGACAACTTCTCCAACCACTGCCACAGGTACGGTTTTATTAGCTGTCGATTATGACGCTTCTGATGCCGCCCCTGCCAACAAGACCCAAATTATGAGTTACAGGAATTGCGTAAGATCACCACCCTGGTCTAGCTGCTGCAACTCATCCTTGCGTGAGGACTTGCATAAATTAAAGTCCAACTTCGTCCGAAGTGGAGCGCTTGCCGCCAACCAGGATGTAAAGTTGTACGACGTTGGTACATTCAATGTCGCCACCCAAGGTCAAGCCAATACAAATGCTGTTGGTGAGCTTTATGTCTCTTATGATGTATTGCTTATGACTCCACAGCTCGACCCTGCTGCTAACATCGTCTCCTCTCTTTTTAGCGGGACGACTAATGCCGCACCGTTTTCTGCTAAGACCGGATCCGTTCCGGCCACAGTTGCTAGTACAGGAACTACAACTAGTGTGTCCACATGGACATTTACTCAACCGTACCAAGGATTAGTTACCGCAATCGTTGTAGGTACGACTCTCACTTCTCTAGCGTGGACCGGAACAGCCACTGACAACAGTATCGGCGTCGTGATTGACACCGCAGGTACTGCTGCCGTTGCTGTCGACATCGTGAACGCGCAGATTGGTGACACGCTCATATTAACCATAGCCAACGCCTCCATCAGCGCAGCATCGTGCCGAATGGGTGAGTATTTGTATTCGCTAGGTTAAGCGGTTTCTTCCTCATGTGGGAGAGAACTCACATCCCTGTCCAGGGTTATGGGCATCCTTGTGCGAAAGTGAGTTCGCACCCCTCTTCAAGGGTAGTTGAAGCGTTCTAAGGCCGAAATCTCGAAAGAGTGGGCGGTGCTCGGAGTACTTTACGAAAAGTTGGTACCTTTTTGCCTACGTATGTGGGAACAACATTACCT